AACTTGATCCTGGAACAGCTAACTTTGATAAAGCTGCAGCTGATATTCAGCGTGAGAATGCTAAGTTAGCTGCAATGGAAAATCAGCTACGCGGAGTTGAAAAAGCATTAAAAGATGTTGGTCGCGAAAATAGTTGGTCTGGAAAGATGGACAAGTTAGGAGACAGTATAAAACGTGGTGGCGAAAAATTTCGTGCAATGGGTGATGCTATGAAACCTGTATCGACAGCCCTAACTGCTGGTTTTGCTTTATCAACTAAGAAAGCTATAGATTTCGAAAGTCAGATGAATACGACAAAATCACTTCTAGCAGATACTATCCCAACTGCGGATGAATTGAATAGTACTACAGAAAAGCTAGGTGAAAGTTCTAAAGGTTGGGCGAAACAATATGGGATTTCGACAGCATCTATTAACGAAGGGATGCAAGAAATCATCAAGAAAGGTTTTGATTCTAATCAAACTATTGCTGCTATGCCGAGCATCTTAGATGCAACTAAAGCATCTGGCGATGACTTTAATGTAGTTATGAATGCATCCACAAATATATTAAGACAGTTTGGGCTTGATGCAAAGGATACTGGCAGGGTAACTGATAGCCTGACGTATGTAGCTAATAAAACATCCGCAGGCTTTTCAGATATGGGGCTTGCAATGGAATATATCGGGCCTGTAGCTCATTCACTAGGTATGTCTGTTGAGGAGACATCAGCTGCTATCGGTCTGCTTTCTGACAACGGTATCTCTGGTGAGAAAGCTGGTACGGCATTACGCGGTGCATTGTCAAAACTATTGAAACCTTCTAAATCTAATGCAAAAGCAATGCGCGACTTCTTCGATAGCCGCGACTTCTTGGAAATTGAAACGCCGACCTTTATTAAATCGACGCCGGAGGGCGCGCGCGACTTCCTGGTCCCGGCTCGACTGGCACCGGGCTCCTGGTACGCCCTGCCGCAGAGTCCGCAGCTGTTCAAGCAGCTCCTCATGGTCGCCGGCATGGAGCGCTACTACCAGATCGCCCGCTGCTACCGCGACGAGGACTTCCGCGCCGACCGCCAGCCCGAGTTCACCCAGCTCGACGTGGAGATGAGCTTCGTCGAGCAGGACGACGTCGGGCCGCAGGGCGTGGACGACGGCGGTGGCGCCCTCGACGTCGCCGGCCCCGGCGAGCAGCTGGAGATCACCGAGCGCTGGCCCATCCACCGTCAGCCTCCGGCCTTCGATCAGCTCGAGTCCAAGGAGCAGATGTTCGAGACCGGCATCAAGGTCATCGACCTGCTATGTTGTCTACCATGAACACAACTCTAGATGGCAAGACTTTCTTTAAGTCAGCATTGACAACCCCTGAGAGTATTGACCTCTTTGATATGATGCATCAAGCTGTGCAAAATGACCGTACCCACCTCATTATGGAAGTCTCCAGTCAAGCCTATCTGGTCAAACGTGTCTATGGTCTAACCTTTGATGTGGGAGTTTTCCTCAATATCAGCCCAGACCATATCGGCCCGATTGAACACCCTAGCTTTGAAGACTACTTCTACCACAAGCGTCTCTTGATGGAAAATAG